CCTCTAATTGATATCCGAGTGGTGTTAAATATTTTTTCTTTTTCTTACTCATAACTTTCTATTTTTAAATGCCCCCATCAATTTTTGATACCATTTAGGCTTTATTATTTTATTCACAAGGCCTTCCTCAATCGTAATATATTTTAAATCATCATCAGGAAAAATATGACTAATTATTGGTCTATTCTCTCTAAAGTTTTTTTCAAGTAGTTGTAGTGTTTTTAACTCATAACTTTCTATTGTTTCGTTGTTATATGTTAGTGTGATTAGTTTGGTTGGAATTTTATGTTTTTCAAACTCTTTATTTAATTTTTCTTCTCCTAGATTTCCAATAGTACATTCCACTCTTTCTTTCCAATCCTTTTGTCCTGTTTTAGTAGAATATAAAGTTGTTTTCTCAAATAAACTCAACTCTCGTTCCTCAATCTTTAATACCCACTTTTCAGAGAACTCAGAATCAGTCTTACATTTGTTGATGAATTCTTCTTTTGTTAAAAGTTCTATGCGAGTCACTTTAAGACGTTTTCCTTGACTTCTTAATTTTTCAACGTGATTCTTTTGAGCTTCCCTTTGTCTTATAATTTCTTTTTTGTAATTATCATACACCTCATCAATAATCTGATTGTATCTTTCTTTACTCATAGCGTACTGTTTTCTTGTCTCCGATAGTTGTCACTACCTTAACAGTTGGAGTTGTCTCTTTATACACTTCTTCAACAATGTATAGGTTTTCCAATTCCACATTAGTATACTTCATAACCCATTGTATTTGTTCTTCCCAGGTCATTGGTGTTATTACCTCATTAACAGTTTGTTCCATAGTTAGTTTTCTTTATAGTGAATAGTTACAGCAACCTCATTGTCTCGCCATAGAGTTGTGCTAATTCTTATTATGGAGAACTGAGTATTTTCAGCTATCCATTCATTTGTTTCAGTTTCCGCTCTATAAGGGAAACCTGTGATTATCTTAATCTTTTCCATATTCATCTTTATTTAGCAAGTCAGGGTTGTTTTCTATAATATTAGCAATAGAATAAACTATTTCTTCGGGATCAAATGATGTTTTCCAATCACATTCATCTAATACTTCCTCTACCCATTGCATATATAACTCGAATAGTTTTTCTTTATCGATTGTCATAACTTATATCTTAATTATCGGTCAATTCCCAACTGTTCTAAAGTCTTTGGAGTATAGTTAACTTGTTCACACGATACACCGTGATATCTTCTATCTACTCGTTTAAATATATTAAAACCTAGGAAAGTAACCCACACCTCAACTATGTTTTCATGGATATGACCATGAATGACACGCGGTACTCTGTGTTCTAACTCCATTGGATGTACTGGACAATGTGATAGCCAAATGCCTTTGTATCGAGTTAAACCACTAACGCATTGAACATACTTCAATAATTCAGGTACATCAGAGGCTCGATCATGATTTCCTAACACAACCTTCTTCATTCCGTTTAGTCTGGATAGTAATGGATACGGTTTAGCCGATTCCATTGTTACATCCCCTAGGATATAAGTTAGGTCTTGTTTGTGAACTACTTTATTCCACATCTCTATGATATACTCATCGTGTTCATGGGCACTAGTGAAACCGCGTTTCTTTGCCATGTTTTCGTGACCAAAATGAAGGTCTGCGATAAATCGAACTACACTCATCCTCTAATTAATAATATTCGTTTCTCAGGTCTAACTGTTCTCTCTAATATAAAGCTTGGTGAAGCATATGTAGAGAGTATTTTACGTGCTGTTTCTGGTCCAGGTATTCCATTTATCTCTTTTCCATGAAGAGTACCTCCATCAAATATTGCACCCATTTTTCCATCTACTTGAGTAAATGGTGCACTATATTTGAAAATGAGAGCGTCTAATGTACTATTAGCGCTCTCAAGATCAAATCCTTTAAAATTCCATTCCTTTTCAATAATTAAATCAAAAAGTTCTTTTCCAAGTCTCCCAGTAAAGATAATTTTATTTGGATGTTTTTCATACTCGTAGGTAAGATCAGAAATATTTTCTGACATTAGAGCAAAAAACTCCTGAATAAAGATTATATCTTTTTCAATTGGTACTCGAAAGTTCATCTGTTTCTACAGTTTGAGACATTAACTCTTCAGACATTTTCCAGAGTATTCCATTAGCTTTACTTGAGTTTTTTCCATCAAGTTTCATTTTTCCAGTAGAGCTACAATAGAATGTCCTTTGAGCATCATCCATACAGTTAAGCTTATAATTTGACGACGTTGTATTTAAGACACCGAAGTGAAAAATGAAAGTCTCCTTTTCATAATGACTCGGATTCGCTTCTGCAAACTTACACAACACGTCATAAACACGTTCTGCTACTTTGGTCGGCATCTTTTTCATACTTACTTAACGATACCCATAATTTTAGACTCAACTACACTCACTACTGAAAACTCAGCAATAGAATCTTTGAATCTCTCTTTTAGTAACTCTTCAGCTTCTGAAATTGATCCAGCATCAACTAGATATTGTTCATAAATCTTTTTCGGTCTTCCTGTTTGATCATCAATTGTCTCAAACTTTACTTTTGCGATGTAATACATAATTTATTGTTTATTAGTTATTGAATTAATTACTTCCTGTAGATTATTAAAATCATCAATGTATTTTGAACTTCCTCGGTTTAAGAGTAATTCCTTAGCTTCAATAAGAAGAGCGAGTACTTGAGAAATAGTGTCAGGTTTATTAGAAGCAAAGAATCTATCTAAATATTCAACTGACTCTTGCGAACCGACTAGTGCATCACATGATCTAAATTGGTCTAAATATGAATCTCCTAATTGATTATGAGATTCTATTAATTCTTCCAAAACAGGTACTCTTTTCTTATTGAATGACATGCTATTATATACTACGAGTTTTTCCATGGTTCCCTTTAAATACAGGAAATCTTAACGAGTGATTGCCATGTTGATCGGTCGTAGTTTCAAAGTACTGCACAGTAATAGTTGCTCCCATAATCTCTGAAATATTTTTATAGTAGTGTCGACGTTGATCGATCGTAAATCCACTACCTACTTGAACTTGAGATCCTTCATGGTCAATTGTAACTGCACTTAGCATATCTTCGCCGACCTCCTTACCATTTACAATTACCCGTTGCGGTCCCATAATCAAGCCAGTAACAACATATTCAGCATCAAAGAATTCTTTAATTTTTAACATATGCTTAGATCTTCCAGGTTTATATGGAGTATCTTTTCGAGCAATTAGCCCTTCCCAATTAGAATCTTTTGACTGTGATTTTAATTCTTCAAGAGCGTCTTCATCTTTAATTCTAACTTGGGGCAGCATCTCCAAAATAGTTGATGAGGTTAGGTCGCCTAATCGGTGTTCTCTACAATCAATTCGGGTAGAAAATAGTGGGGACTCATCATCACCTGCAAATTCGCCAGCCTGTAAAATATCAAAGATTTGGTATCTTGGGTTCTCAATAGTATGATCCTTACGCTGTATTTGTTTCAGGATTCCCTGGAAGTCATCTGAGCCATCTTCATTCATGAGACATAATTCACCATCTAAAACTAGATCAGTGATCCCTAAGCGCTTAATTTCCTCTGATACTTTTCCTAGGGTTAAGAACTCTTTACCGTTACGTGAAAAGAATCTAATCGATTCACCATTAATAATACAGATACATCGCACACCATCTAACTTTCTAGAAACAAACCATGTACCATCAAATATATTAACTCCTTTTACTTTTGCAGCATCATGCGCAAGTGCAACTTCAAAGGTTGGAATAAATTTAGGCAGTACTCGATTAATAATTGTAGTTGTTGCTCTAGTCTCAAGATTACGATCAACCACTTGATAGATTAGATCAGCCCACTCTGAATAGTCCTTAATAAAACGATTCATTGCTTCAATCGCAGAGTGACCAGTCGTATGGCGCTCATTAAAATCATCAAGCATTAAGAAGAGATCATCATATACGTCAGATGAAGCAACTAGGTCTCCACGCTTTTTAAGATTAGAAGAAGTTAACCCAAAGTTCCAGTATGGATGATACGTATAAAATAGGATCTTCTTAATGAAGGGATGATATTGATATTTAGTAAGAACATCAATTTTATGATTAGTTGAGTTCGATGAATTCATCTCATTAACAAATTCACGAAGTTCTTTAAAATCTTCAGTATGGTGCATGGTTTTTCTTTTTAGTTAATATACTAAATTAAAAAGAAAGTTTACACTCCGGTGTCATGTTTTTTTCGCACCATCCGCTCTGTAATTCTACTGCAAATCGGGCTGGCTTCTTACTATGATATTGAGGAAGATTATGATCTTCTACTTCATGGCCAGGTTCCATTGTTTTATGGTCAATATATTTCATCTCATTATCAAAAAAGATTATATCTAGTGGAAAATTTACATTTTTCATCCAAAAAGAGAGTGGCTGATCATCATCATATACAAAAATAATACCACGATTACCAATAGGCGGTTCTAGTGAATTCATATAGCCTTTTTCCTGACTCTCAAGAGTAGATGCAACTTTTAATATGACATTAACACCTGATATTTTAGCAGATATTTCTCTACCATCAATATCTTTTTTTCTACAATACGATTCAAATAAAGGAATCGTTTGTTTAACTATTCGATGACTCATAATTTATATTGAGAATATTTTGGATATTTCGGTTTAATATTTGGAAAATAATACTTTTCACTAATCATGCCGCATTTAATCTCTTTAGTAAAACCATCAGGTATTGTAGCACCAGTCGGTAACTTAATTGATTTATTTGAAAAATGGACAGTTATCTTGACTACTGTTGTTGAGTCACTTGCAAGATCTCTTTCATGAGCTTCAAGTAATCGCCATACTCCACGATTAAGATCCTGTTGCTGAAGTGCACAA